TTCATTTTTACATTTTATGATATAAATCGCTTGTTTGATTTTATCGATGTCTTCTCTTTGTTCATATGTTCCTATGTAAAATCCATTCACTCGAGACATACCCATTAATGTATAAACATCACGCACGAATTTAAAATTCATGATAGTAAGATGAGGAAACTCTTTAAGTTTCTTAGTAACAAAGTCTTGGTACTCTCGAAAAGTACCAGACACAACAAAATACATCTTATCTTCCATAAACTTTATTTAAATTTGTAATTTCTTCATTCAATAACAAAACAGAATGCTCACCACGTTGTTCAGAAACTCGCCATGCTTTACCACATTCAGTACATTGATATGTTGAAGTTGTAATGTTACCGTCAGGATTTAAATTGTTACCTTCTTTATCATAGACAGGCGCAAAATACATTGCTGTCGTTGAAGAAGGACCAGTTTGTCTAAACTTACAATCTCTATCACATCCTTGTGACAATTCTTTGAATATGTTTTTTGGTTGAGGATTGATTATCATTTTATTTTTTCCCGAAAGAAGCACCAAACACCAGTGTCAATACAAACCACCAAGGTGACCAGTCAAATACTTGTACAAGATAGGCTGTTCCAGCAACTAGAATAAGATTATACACACACGCTGTAATAAAAGTCATACTAATCTCCATTCCAATTTTTATACCAGCGATTAAATGCACTAATCATTGATTCATCTTTTCGCCATTCACAAGACCAACCCATGCGACCGCCTTTCCATGAACCTGCACGTTCACCTAATTCAATATCAGAATTACAGTCAACAGTACGTTGAATCTTTCTAAACAAAGGAAGCCAAGTAAACCACTTCATTCTCCATTCACGTTCTTCACCAGCTAATCTAATCTTAGCAACTTGTTTCTTACCTGTTTTAGTATAGTGAATGACATCAACAAACTTAGCACATTCTACTTGAGTTCCTGATACTCTAGTTTTCTTCTTAGTTTTCTCAAATACATCAAACCATGTAATATATCTATTCTTTTGTCCTAGTCTATATTTTGGATAGTTGTTTCTATGATATAAACTACCGTTAGGTAAAAGCAAGTCATGTCTAACAATTGTATATTGCCAAGGCATGTCAAAAGTAATCCATCTATCACCTTTACCTAAGTAAATCCAAAACATATCACTATGAAATGAAAAGCCATACCTTGGAGAAGACTCTCCAAATTGTCGATAAATCTTAACTTTGATGAATTTAATAGGAATATTTACGTACAATCTATACAGCGCAAATGTTAGTTTTAAGTATTTGTCATCAAATTGTTCAGTAGGCCAATCTAAAGTGATTGAAAAGAATTTAAAATCGGACCAGGCAGTATATATTTTATTCATTGAAAGATTCAGTTCCTATTGATTGATACACTTCATGAAGTAACATGAAAGCTTGTGCCACTAAGTCATTATATTTCTTATTCTCAAGAATATATGGATGACCTAATAAATAATTATCGATACTATCCATGATTACATGAGTTCTGTCAAGTGCTTCGTGTCTATGAAATTTATCCATTTAATAATGCCCTATTCAATCTAGTATTATGTTTTTCTTCTACGGCTATCTTTGCTGAAGATAGTTTTATATACTCACCAATAAGTAAATCTTTTTGTTCTTCATCTTTTACATAAGCAGAACAAATAGAACTACTGAATGATTCATATACTCTACCAACAATCTTTTCAGAATCAGCATCATAGCAATAATGCATCTGACCACTATTTTTAGTTACCCATTTAAGACTCATCAAATACTCCCATACTGTGCTAAGATTTTATTATCATAATATGCTCGAACACAAACAATAGTTTTCAGTACACCTAGTTGACGTAACTTTTGTAAAGGCATATACAATTCATGCATTAAATCAGAATAGTTTTCTTCGGTTGTACTTGTGAATACTTCAAGATAACCTTTAGTTGCAGATTCATAACCTATACTAACATCATTATAGTTAATCATTTAGTGGCCTCAGATAGTTCTTTATATCCAGCCCAACTAGGATGAATCTTGTCTGCTTGCAATCGTTTAGTTGCAACAACAACATCATTATGCTTTTCAGCAATCTCAGCAACGATTTGTTGAAGGTCTTCTAACTCAACTCCGCTCTTAGGACTATTACCCATAGGAAGAATCCAGTAAACACGTTCAGCTTTGACTCGTGCTCTCATAGTTTCCAATTCTTTACGTGTTTTCACATACTGATGGTCGTTAGTACCTAAACTGATAATAACACTCTTAGCTTTCAAGTCAGCATCTTTGTACTTCTTATTCCATTGCCAACTATTCAAACCACCTGTAGCATATTGAGAACATTCTGTACGTACCATATGAGTACCTACAGCGATACTATCACCTAATATTAAACAATCAATCATACATCAAACTCCAAACAAAACATCACCAGCATCTGGTGGAAATGTAGAACCCCATGACGCAATAAAATTAACATCATTCATTTCATCAAGACCTTCTACTGCCGCAATATAGTATTTGATACCTTCATAGTCTGTTTCAACTCGAACAATACCTACATTAGTTCTTCCACAAAACCATTTATAATCAAGTACTCTCTTCATAATAAAAAACCTCATCTATTAAGATGAGGTCAGTCTATATCAAAACACAATTCTTGTCAACTAGTACCACTTGGCTTCGTCTACACCTTGTTCAACATCTTTAATCATAACAAACTGAGCAAGCATCAAGAAAGCCCACCAAAACGTAATCTGCATCAATCCGTGTACGATTCCTTCACTTAAAGTCACTTGAAATGTCTCAAGTAAACCTATCGTCCAAAAAGTAACACGATACCAATTACGTTCATTTAACCACTCTTTTACAGTATACCACATTTTAAATCTCCAGTATTTTATCAACAATAAAACCATCTTTATTCTCATCACCATAGCCGTATGGATTCGAGACTAATCTTGTACCATCAATCATAAAATCAAAAGATGTGTGAGTATGTCCAAATAACCACATATCTATACCAGGCATATAATGTTCCATATCTTGAATAAAGTATGGATTCAATGCAGACTTTTCAAATTGAGGTGCTAGTGCCTTATATGTAGGCACGAAATGACTAACAACAACTCGCTTTTTATGGTCATTCTTTTTCCAATAACCTAACTCTTTACAGAATTTTTGATGTGCTTCACGATGGTCTTCAGTATTCCATCTAGGATTAAAATTTAAATATTGTTCTTCAGATACTAGATTCTCTAATCTAATTTCTTTATGTATAACTGAAAAATCAGGTATGTATCTAACACACAAACTATCAATATCAGCACCTTCAAGATTTGTGTACATGATACCACCGAAGAATGAGACATCATCAATCGTTACACTACTATCATTTAAATAATAGAAGTTGGCATGAGTCTCATCAATACTCTTTAGATTCTCATGTACTGCTTGAAAAGAAGCACCGTATGCTTCATGGTTACCAGCAACCATAACCACTTTAGCATCACTTGCAAGAATTCTATGAATAAGAGAAAGATGTCTGCCTTGCGTGTGTATATCACCAGCAAGAACAACAACATCTTCACCTAGATTTTCATATTCAAAAGGATTAGCACATATCGGTGCCTTGTTGTAAGGCATCTCAAGGTGCATATCTGATAGTAATCTAATTTTCATTAATCATCATTCTTCAATAAGAATTTATTAGAAATTGCTTTGAATGAATTCTTACCATCAACTGATTTGAATACAACACCTTCAGCTTCAGTTTGTTTGTTCAAGTAAGATTTAAACTCAGCATTTGTTAATACATAATCGATAGTCCAGTTATTCTCTTTGAAGTTAATCGAATGAGATATAATAGGAGTATGATTAATACCTAATTCCATAGATAAACATAATCGTTCTTTAGGATTGTAGTATTCTTGTTTATCGATATCATATATATCAAACAAATAGAAGTCAAGTTCAGAAAGATTGTATTTGTTACCTTGTACTCCTGGTCCTACAAGTTCACCTTGTAACGCAAGATTCTTACCTGTTGATTTAATCTTATCAATGAAACTTTCACGTAACGCAACTTTCCAGAATGAATTCTCTTCAGTCTCTTTTAGATTTAGATTACGTGAACAGACACCAGATTCTTCACCGTTAACATATACAGTCATAGATGAACCATCAAGTTTCTCAGTCATTTCCCATTCAACACCTTCTTCTTGCCACTGAGTATACTCACGTTTCAAGTTTTGAATACGTTCTTGGTCAGTCTTACGGATGAATGAAGGAAAACTACCACGACTAATACCAGCTAATTGTGCTGGCATCTCACGTTCCCATTTCTGAATCAGCAGATTATCAGTCAAGTCTAAGTCTTCTTCAACTTGAGAACCTGCACCATCATAAACTGATTGAGGAATAGGCATCAAAAGACCTTGACTTAATTGTCCTCGTAAACGAATAGTCTTTAGTCTTTGTCCTTCGACACCATTATAAACTTTAGGAAACTGACCAGGCTTAGTTAAGAATGGAGCAAGTTCATTAGGAATCCATGAGTCAATCTCAAAGTATACTGCTAGGTCACCAGCTTTATACTCATTCTTTTTGACTACAACTTTCCATCCACCAACTGTTGCTACTTCAATAGCATCAGCACCAAGGATTGCACTAATCTCATCAATTTTAACTACTCTGGCTAATTTTCTCATTTTAAGATTCTAAAACTCACTATTAATTGAACAATAACAACTAAAGGTAATAGTCCACAAGCTAAAGCAAATAAAGCACCTTGTGTTGTTTTTGTTCTATTTAGAACAAAGTCCATAATTTTCATTGCAGAAAACAAATATGCAAAGAAAGCTAAGAAAATTACAATAATCATTTGTTTACCTTTTTAGGTTGTGCTTTCACATATTCGACAAACTTTTCTGCTAATCGATTATGTTCTTTTTGTGAACAATAGAATATCCATTGTCCTACTGAAACATTACCGCTATCATCTTTACCTCTTTGATAACCAATCACAGTATGTGGTGTACGGTTATCAATAATACGTTCAATTGAGAAAGCATTTAAAGCTTTAAAATCAAATTCAAAAGTAGAACCGTCTAAGTCTTTTTTGAATTCATATTCTTTAATATCTTTTAGTTTAGTGATTTCTTTTTTTAAGTCTCGCACTTGCGCTTCTAAATCACCAATAAGTTCAACATCTTCTTTACTTCTAAACATAATCTTACTCCTTTTTACCATATAATAACATCATCGCATCATAAACACAATCATCAATAGGATTATGTTTAGTAATATCTAGTGCCGAATTAAAACCTTCATAATCAACATCACAATAACCATTATCAGAACCTGTCAAAAAGTCAACTGCGGTTCTTACATCTCGCCATTTACTATAATGAAAGATAGGTTCAAGACCTAGTTTCTCTTCAATAGAATCAAGTACTAGCTGGTCAAGATTACCTCGTGCCCATACTGTACATGTTTTATGGTTAGGAAAACGCTGTGCATATTGACGCATTCTTTCATAACCTTCTTCAATCTTAATATCATGTTCAGAAGGTTTAAATGAAGCAATTTTAACGTTCAGACATTGTTTAGCCCACCACTCAAGTGAAGACTTTGTGACTGTTCGTTTTAGTCTAGTCATTTGGTCTTCAGCATCAAGCTTCACAAAGAATGCATTATCTCGCAACTCTTTATGTGAAGGTTTCTTATCAGGGTCAAAGTAAATCAACGACATCGACAAAATCACTGCCGTTGATTCTTTACCTAGCGTTTCTACGTCGAAGATAAACATTATTTAACGTTAATCAAAGGTGCTACGTTCATACCTGCTGGAACAACAACTGTGTGAGTACCGTTATTATCAGCAAACTTTTGTAAAGCAATGTTAGCTTCATGCTGTAGATATTCACGTGTTAATGAACCGTTGATAATCTGGTTAGCTTTTGAAACACCTTCTGCTTTAGTAATTTCAATCTGTGCTTGTTTCTTAGCAATCTCTTCTTGAACACTCATTTGCTCTAGTTGCTTTTGTGCCGCTACAGCTTTTTGAATTTGTTGTTCGATACTAGGGTCAGTTACAATGCTACGAGCAACAACACGAGTAATCGTGAATGTATCAGGGTCATTTGCATTTAGTTCTTTCTGCACGTTTTCTTTGATTGTTGTCTCAAGTTCATCACGTTTTGTGTGAATCACTAAAGAGTCGTAGCGGCTGATTGTGTCATACACTACGCTTCGTGCAATGTTTTCGACCATCACACTACCTGGATAATAGATACCACTGTTATATCCACTTTGATTACTATACTTAACTTTTAAAGAAGGAATCTTTTGACCGTTTGTTTTATAGTAAATCGCAACATCCATATCTTTAAGACTTAGATTGTCTTTAGCTTTAGGTGTCAAGTTAGATAGTTCTAAGTTAGTTTCTTTAGTTGTATATTCATCAACATTAGAAAAGAAGCTTGTATAGAAACCTGTATCAACTGGCTCCATATTCACAGTACCGAATGTTGTTCGAACACCTACGTTACCTTGGTCAACAATACCGCATCCAACCAAAGCCATTGTTAAAGCACTTACTAGCATCACTTTTTTCATTATAAATTTCCTTCTAAAAACATTAAAAAAGATAGCACAATCGCAACGACTGCACCAATTACAAACACTCGTCTTCCCCATTTCTTAGTTTCTGTTTTCGATGTTACTGAAAGCAAATAACCAAAACTTACGAAAAAGAATGTAAAAGTTAACCACAAAATAAAAAATTTAGCCATTATACGTTATTCACCAATCTATGTTTTTTCCTGTTGCAAACACTGCAAAACGTATATTGTCGTTCTGCATACCCATATGGTTTATCACACATTTCCCATCGATTATAGAAATGCACAAAAGGAATTAAGTGTAAAATCTTTTTAATCATCTTCACCTCTCATAACAACAATTTTCAATACTGCTTCGACTGCGGTTTCTTGAGAAATATATTCACCAATAAACTCACCAAAAAAGTAAGCATTAAAGGTACCATCATGTTCTCGTACACCACCTAACACTCGACCATCAGTTTTTCGATAGCATTTATAAGTGTTACCAGTTAGCATCCATGTAATATTATCCATAATGTCACCTAGTATATAAGTTATTCATAATTGAGTCAACTAATTTCTCAGCTTCTTTCATCAAATCTTCATCAGCATGTCGTTTAGATACTTCAGAATAAATTTCACCGTCAGTCATTTCATTGATGGGACACCATCTAGGTATCACTTCAATATCTTTGATGATGTTGTCATAGCCTTCTGGACTTTCAGGATGAGAACAATAATCAAAGTTCTCACCATGTCCATAGTGATTACGTCTGCACAGACAATCTCGACAATCTGTAACGTCTATAGTTAACTTCATAGAATATTAAAACTACTTTGAATACCGAATTCTTGTTTTTTTCTATCATCTTTATGATAGTTGTAAGGTCGACTGTCAATCAATTTAATAACTCGTGCATGAGGTTTAATTGCTTGTTCGTGTTTATATCTTTCATCAAACTCTTTCTGAATCTGCTCTCTAGTTCGAGCAACAAAAGGGTAATCTATGTTAGCCAAAAAAATATGTACTTTATCTTTTTTATGTAATTTACATTTACCTACAGTAATTTTTACATGCATATTCTCAACAAGATAATTTATGTAATGAGTAAACTGATTCTTAGTCAATCCCATCATATCAGCACATTCTTTACGTGACATGTTTTTCTTAACAAGTGCTTCATAGATATCTTGTTTAATTTGGTCACCTTCAACCATTTTTGTAATAAAGTCTTTTTTGTTATTCATAATAATCCAGAGAATCGTAAGGTTTAATTTCTTGTTTTAATTTAATGCGGCAAATTCTAATACGTTCTAATCTTTTTTTCAACCGTTTTTTATTAATCAACGATAAGATAAACACTATTAGTTTCCTTTTCATTTAGTATAAAATTTTACTGTTTCTTGAAGTTCAGGAAAGTCTTGAAGAATAACATTAATTTTAGAAGTTAAATTAAGTAGTTCGTTTGAAGCTTCTTCTTTTATCTTTGTTTGAGATATTTTTTTCAAACTTCTTTCATACATTCGATTAAAAACTTCAGCATCTTCTTTTGATATATCACCTAAATCCATAGAACCTAAGATGTATATGATAAAGTCTAATTGGTCTTCAATACGTTTTAACTTGAATTCTTCGTTAGTCATAATTAACGCTCACATATAACAGTACATTTAGATTTGGTACCATCATACCAACATAATTGTTTCTTAGCATCTTTTAGTGTTGTATATGTATCTTGAACATATGCATCCCAAGAATTACAACCAACACCAACCCACATCCAACGAAACAACCAGTGCTTTTGTTGAATCTGATACCTAACATCACCATTAGGTTTTATAATTTCTACAATTCTAGCTTTCATTATTCAATCTCAACTTTCACGCAAGTTTTATTCTTAAATTTCTGATAAGCAAGCGACATGAAGGTTGGTTCTTTTTTAACATATTCAGATTTACGTTCATCTCGATAATCAAGATATTTTACTAAAGCCCAAGCTAATCCTAAAACTACTGGTATTGATGTTGATATAATCACTATAGTAATAGCGCCTTCACTCATTTTTACATCATGAAAATACCACATATATAATTCATAATAACCACCACCTATTAATAAACAGGCAATCAAAATCCCTAATACACACAATAGTATTTTACATATACCAAGAACGACAGACCAAAAGTAACTACAAAAATTGGTCTTCATTCCTTTGTACATGTAAAGTCCGCTGAATTTGGCAAGCTTATAGTGCCAAGAGTTTTGTTTGATTATCATATTAAAATACTACCCTTTTACCTGTGAATACATCGACAACTTCTTCGTCACCGAATGCGGCACGCATCTCAAACTTCTCTTCGTCTGAGTAACCGTATTTTTGACGACGAGCAACATATTGTTCTAAGAATTTCGCATCTTCGATTTTACGAGCAGACATTGAGCGTAAAACTTGTTCTTGGCAGATTAAGTCTGCTAACAAAAATTCTGTAAGAATATCGTTTGGAGGAACGTTATCGCTTGACTTCCAGCGAATCACGTCGTTGTTATCTACATAAAAATCGTTTGCATGTTTTGACATATCAACCTCACATAATTAATGAACTCAATACGATTATACAGAAGTTGGTCTGTATGTCAACAACAATTTACAATATTTCTCTAGTTTTCTTTTTAACACATAGCACTTGACTGGTTGGAATCCAAAAAACGTTGTCTGATAATTTAGTATATTCGAAGTCTTCGTTTACCCAAAAACCTTTTCCAATGTCTAAATCATAAATCGTTTGGATTTCAGTTTCTTTAATAAAGCGTAGTTCTTTGTCTTCGAAACGATAGACACAAACATAATAGGTCTCTCTCATTTCTTATCCTTTTGAATCCAGTCGATATACTCATCGATTTTTTTAGAGATTAAAATATCCAACATTCTTCCTAAGAAATCAAAGAACACAAAGAAAGTAACGATGGGCCAGATAATTATACCGATAATAAATTCATCAGCATTAATACTTCTTTTTGATGCATACTTTGTGAATAGAGAAATAACTGTAAATCCAATCACAAAGTAAGCTAATAAAAATAAGAACTCAATCATTTTTCAAACTCCATCGTTACTTTGTTAATTATTAAACAGCGGCCCATTTACGTTCGAGTAAAGGAACCACAACCATTTCAGCACCAGCTTTTTTAAGTTCAGTTGCTGTATATTCATTAGAATTGGTTAGTCCGTATCCAGGACTCACAAACTTATTTTTTTGTGCGTAATGTGGTAGATATGTAATATCGTTTAATTGATAGGTAACTGAATTAACTAATTCTGCTTTTTCTTTTGTACTCATATATTTCTCCGTCATAATAAAATTTAAATAAAACTACTCAACTTACTACTTAACTAATTCGTATGGCTTATCCCACTGACCTACGTTGATGTGGTAATAATAAGCAGTATCGAAGTAGTCAATCATTGCATCGCTGTTGTTATAGTAGCCTGCACTTTTTAGTGCATCTACAGCTTTAAGCAAGAATTCTTTAGCAACACCGGTGAAGTTATCTTCAATCCAGTACACGTTAACTTGCATATAATTTTTATGTCGACCTTCAACACGTTCACCATATGAACGATTTGCGGCAACATGATTTGCATTAGCGATAAAGTCGATGTTACCGGCTTTGATGTTTAGGTTGATAGAACTGTAATTATGTACTGACAAACTACCTTTGAGTCCGTACTGTTTTAAAAGTGGTTTAATTAAAGCGGCAATCTGTGCTTTCTTTTCTTGATTCATGTAAGCCATCTGAGGCTCCTTTCATAACGAATTAATCAATCACTACATAATTAAGTATACAGCAAAATTACTTTTTGTCAACAACTATTTTAGTCTGGACGTGAACCTGCATAAGCACGGAACCCGTATTTCTGTAACACTTCAGCATATGCACGAGCACCTGCTTCTAACACACTCATACTTTGACCGTAGTACTCACCTGCTTTCCACAGGTTCAGACATTTCTTTCTCCAACTATTGTTGAAGCCTACTACTTTTAATAATTTTGCTTCTTTAGAATTAGTACGTTCGACATAGACATCAACCCATGCGAAACCGCAGTAAGCGTCTTCACCGTATTGATTTAGATAATTATTTTCAGCTTGAACAGCCGCTTGTTTTGCTTCGTTGTGGATAGCTACGATATTCATAATATATTTCCTTCTCAATAATTAATCAGTACATTAGTTAGTATACATGAATTACATTCTGTGTCAACAACTATTTTGCTTCTTTAATCATTCCGATAATTTCATCTAAGAAGTCATCGTCATCAGCATCAAAGCTACGTGAGATACCTAACTTTTCGTTGTATGCATCATTAATCTTGTCAAAGAAGGCAAGCAAGTCTTCATTCTCACGTTCAAGGCGATATACATCAGACTCTAGTTCATCAATTTGGTCTTTTAAATCTTCGACATCATTATCAACTACTTCAGTATTCGCTTCAGCTTGTTTTAGTAAGTCATACAGAACGTTTTCTGCATCAGTTTTAGGTTCGATATACTTTAATGCATCATACGCATTATTGATAATTGAAATGTTTAATCCGCTCATTGGTTCACCTCTTCATAATCAAGTTTAATTAAAATAGAATCTAGTTCTGGTTGAACATCCTCATACTGAGGCATCTTTACTTTTTGCAACACTAACTCTTTTAAAATCATAATTTCAAAAGGAGAGAAATTCATTTTAAACCTCCGCAGGAGCAAAGAATTGTTGCGCTTGTCTAATAAACACACGGAACGCTAGATTCTCATTTTCGTCATAGTAGTTATTAACACCGTCTTCATTACAACCGTTACGATAGTCAATCACAGCTTCTAACAACTGAAGATTTTCATTTCTAGCAATCTCAGCAACAACGTTACAGGCTTCAGCAATATTCATCTCAAAACTCCTTCTCAATTAATCTCGTCTACATGTTTAGTATACATGAACTAGATTATATGTCAAGCATAATATGAGTAATAATTGCGAATTTTTGAAGATTTATTTGTATGATTTTCGACAAACTTAAACTCGATACCTCGGTCTTTCAGTTCTTTAATTAGTACTGAACAATCACAATCTTCTTCTAAGAATGCATTGTCACCGTTTCGATATGAGAATGGAGAAATCTTATCTGAGATACCTAACTTTTTTAAGACATCTACTTTGATTTTAACCCAACCGTGTCCTGGGTCTGTGAAGTAATTTAATGTAATCTTTTTCATGTCTACTCCTTATTGTAAGTTAACTTGAATATTGTTAGGACCGTATTGTTCACCTAAACTTGATACATTTAGATTAAACATTTTAGCTAGAGCAATTGATAATGCTATTCTATGATTTGCATTACCGATAGTATTGAATGCATTTTTAATAGTAGTATTAATAACAACGTCGTTAATAATAACTCGAATTTTCTGATTGTTTTTAAAACCTTCAACTATTGCTGGCATATCAATTCCTTCTCATAATTAATCACTACAAGATTCAGTATACATGAACTAGATTATATGTCAAGCACTAATTTAATTCTATTTCATCAAGATAAGTTGGGTCTTGGAATATTCGTTTGAAATGGTCTTGAACGTTCTCAGGTAAATCTATCAAATCAACTTGGATATCACTACCGTCGGCTTCGTAACCGTAGTCCCACATTCTTGCGTGTTGTTTTTGTTTTGTTGTCATAATTACATAGCTCTTTCATTCCATTTTTGTGCTATTTTATAATTTTCTTGTGATATAATTTCACGACATATTGCTCTTAACCTCATCACTTCACAATATAAATCGGTCACTAAACGATTAATCTCAAGATTATCATCTTTTAATTCATCATGGATTATTTTATAATAAATTCCCTCTAGGTTCGCATTTGTTATTTTTGCTAAAGCAGAAGAGGGATATTTTTCCGCTCTCTTTAACTTATAGAGTGCTGATTCTCTATCTCGTTGAGTTGCATAATCAATATCTGAAACTTCTTCAATCATAATATATCTCCTTATGCGGCTTTATTAAACACCGCTTCACCGTTTGAAAAATGTCCGACTTTATTCAAGCGAACTCCGAATGCATCATTTACAATCTGATTTAGTTTTGCTTCGATTTTGTTTGCGAATGCAACACCGAAGGCATAGTGTTCGTCTTCTTTAGGCACTACCCACACTGATACTAGACCGCAGTATTCTGATAGACCTATGTACACGAGTTGGTTTTCTAAGATGGCATGGTCTTCTCGACCTAACCACTCATCACATAAACTTAGTGAAGGGAATGCTTCGATTGAAGCGTCTTTTAGATAATCTACGGCGAAATCAAAATTATCTTGAGTTGCGTATTCACAAAAGTTACCGTCATCGTCATAGATATTATCTGCATGACTATAGATAACTACTTCAGAACCGTTTGCGTAGCTTACTGAGCGTCCCATTATAGAACCTCCTCAATACCTAATACTACGTTGTTTTGAGCGAAATATGCATTAGCATATTCGATTGCGGCATTCAAAGAATTGAAAACTACTTCATTACAAATAAACATCTCATTCCTTTCAATAATTAATCACTACAGGATTAAGTATACACGAAAGGAACTTAATGTCAACAACTATTTTATGTCCAAAGAGAATCTCTTACTTTAATTAAACGAATCATCATTTCTTCGTCTTCTTTTGCATAATCGTCTTCCATCTTATGCATTTCTTTGAGCATCTTAGATACTTCTTTTTGCTCTTCTTTTGTTTTCTTACCAGAGAATACCCAATTATCAGGTTCGGCTTCACGTTTACGTTCACAGTACGCAGTCCATCCACATACATCATAAACATCAGGTCGTTTCTTGTAGACTTCTTTCCACCAACGATATAGTGCTAAGATTTCTTTAGCATTAATCGCTTGTGCTGTCGATTCACCATAATGTTTTTGTCCTGGTTCGATACCCATATGTTCATCGTATTTTAAACTTGATGCCCATTCAAGGTGCGCTACACCAGCTTCAGCATTTCTCCATTGCATGAACCAACGAGTATACCATTGTTTTCTCCACCAAGGAAGATTGTATTGTTCTCTAGACTCATCAGAAAAACATACATGCATCCATGCAGATTCGATTTCTACGAAGTCAACTAATTCATTAAACATGCAAGGTAAGAATCGACTACCAACATCACACCATTGTCCTGGTTTAATATCATCTTTATGTGCAGTCAAACTATTTGAACGAATCATATATCGATTGTTTAGATAATAACGAATATCATTTATACGCTCAGGAATGTATTTAACGATATCTTCTGTTTTACCTAATACGTTCTCGGCAAGCCAATATCTGATTTTACTCTTCTTAGCTTGCTTTGTCCATTCATTCCATTCTTCAGACGATTTAGCACCGCCTGTTGGAGTACCTCTAATCCAATCTGCAACTTTACCACAAGTCCAATAATTTCTCATGTTTTTCCTATAATGCCATCCAAATAAGAAGTATTGCGCCAAAAATTTGAACGATTTGTAATTCTAGTAAAATCATGTTTATCTCCTTTGTTGTATTTAACAAAGGTCACATGATTGAAACAAATATTTAATATTACTGTAACATTAATCTATTCGTTGATATCTTCATACTTCATCTTAGCTAGAATATAATCTTTAACTAAACTTGAACGAACGATGTCATCGGCTGTAAATTCAATTCTAGTGAATGCACCCATATGTTGAGCGATATCAAAGAATTTAAGAATACCACTCATGTCATTCTTTTTCTTATTCAAATCAGTTTGTCTGTAGTCACCACACCAAATAATCTTTGAACGATAACCAACACGAGTCATTACAGTGTCAATCTCTTCAAAGGTTAAGTTTTGCATTTCATCCACAATAATGATTGCATCATCAAAAGACATACCACGAATAAATGATGTACTGATAAACTGTACATGATGTTGTTCTTCTAATCTAGACCATGCATCTTTACGACCAAATAATGTTTCGCATATTTGAACATATGGTTGTTGATAGATTTCCATCTTTTCATTTACATCACCAGGTAAGTGTCCGATTTCACGAGATTGAACTGCCGAACGAACAACAATAATCTTATCGAAAGGATTACCTTTATCAAGTACTTCTTCTAATGCTTTGTACATAGCACAGAATGTTTTACCTGTACCTGCTACACCATGAAGTGCAATAAAGTAGTCACCAATCTTGTATGCATCAAAGAATTTCTTTTGATTATCTGTTAGTGGTTGAAATGTTTTCAAGTCGTCTATTCTAATTCTTAATGAATTATTAACAACTTTAAGTGGTACTTTTTCATCCATTTGGATTTGTGTATTAGCTTTTCTAGCCATTTAAGAGTTCCATGAGAGGGTTAATGTAATTATTTTTATATCTCACAAAGATTTGCGGCTTCTTAGATTCTTCAACCGCAATCGCAATAACAATCTTGTCAATTGGTTCACCGACCAATTCTTCATACATCAAGGCATATGCTGTACCTTGCATGAAGTAATTCTGAATATTCTCTTCTAACTTTTGTTTTGTTGATGTCTTATAATCGATAACAGCAATCTCATCATCCCAATCTGCAATCAAGTCAGTACGACCTGCTACTTTTAGTTTGTCTGAATATAATGCTTGCTCAATAGAATATACTGTTCCTACATGTGCATCGATTTCTGGTCTTAATTGATTGAATAACTCTTTGATGTTTGGCATCATCATTTTAATTTTCATATCGCTTAGTTTGTTTGCGATATAATCTTCAAAGGCCAAATGAACGGCTGAACCTCTACGAGAGGCTCGACCCGCAACTTTATTAGCTTCTTCTTCACCAACAGCATTACGCCATTCTTGAAGAGAATCTTTGTTGTATTTTGATAAAGCAGTAGTAATAGATTTATACACATTACCGTTTGGTGTTGTGTATGTTCTACCGCTTTCAGTTGTTACCGCTTCTAATTCAAAATCAAGTTGCGGTATCTTTACATGATTAAATGTTCTTACCATTCTCTAGGGGTACTATACTTTCTAGAAGGTGACGCACCAGGATTTCTACGTTGAATACTATCAACCACATATTTCTGAAAGTCTGAAGGTGGTTTCTGACCGGGGTCAACAATAGGTGCAACAGTATCATGATGTCTAATAATATTAGTATTATCTTTCATGTATTGTTCATACTCGGCAATTTTCATTACCTTTTCAAAGATTTCATTTGTATCTGTATTTTTAAGTACGTATGTTGGCATAATGTTCCTTTATCATATATTTTTATTTATAAAGAAAGGAACATCACGTTTCTTCCATGAAAACATTCTAGTCTTTTCACCGTTGTAATAATTGTGATAAGACTGTACAGAATCACCAGACACTTTGTACTGGTCAGGCATTGCAGGTGTAGGTTCAGTGAATTCATCGATTGAGATGTTATCTGGACAATTACCTAATACTGATAATAATCCAGACGATTCACACTTATGAACTTTACCGTAACGATATGTGTATTCTTTACACAATTCAATCATTAGTCTATACAACCACTGATAATTAAATAAACTTTTTCGACACCATATCGCAGAAGGATGATTGATGTGTGTTGCTGAGTATAATGTTTTATCTTGTAATGCGTTAGATAAAACTAATACTTTTTTCTTCTTAACTTGACCTGTAGTTTTATTAGTGAAATCTACAAGATGCTCAGTGCCGTCAAGAACACGATGAGCAGTAGACAATAGTTGAGCAGTCTCAAGAATCATTTTGACACAGTGCTTGTCTACATGATACTGAGCGGCTAATTTGGGGTCATTATCTAAGTAAAATATATTCATCTTTTATTTAACAATCTACATTGCTGTTTAACTTGTTGAGGAAAGTCAGGACTAATCTCAGCTAGTCTACAGTCATATTGAATAGAAATCAAGTGATTATTATTCTTTGTATCTAAAAGTCCATATATGCATATGATGCTTATTAGTAACATAATAATAAAGAATATAAGGTCTGGTACATTCATTCGCATATTATTCCCAACCGAATAGGTTAGCTAATAACTCACCGACAAGTAGAAGACCTACGAAAAGAATCAAACCGGCAACAGCATAAATGGCGTTCAACATCATGATTAATACCTCATAGTTAATTAGTACACTATTAGTATACATGAATTAATTAATATGTCAATAGTTTCTTATGATATCTATTAAATTCATTAATTCTTGCTCAGACATAACAATAACTTTAGCTTTAACTCTAGTTAAGGGTAATGGTTCATTAATTTTTATCTGAGTATATGTTGCTTTTTGTTTGATAGCTAAAGCGATTCTATTAGCTAAATCAGATTTAACATGCTCCTTAAAGCCTTCTTCATTAATTTGAACAGCATGATTAAGGTCAGCAATTTCTACATGTGCCTGAAACAAACAACCAGAATCTTCAATAATTCTCTTCTTTTGAAATTCAGATAAGTTTCTAGATGTAGAAGAGACTACAGCATATGAATCCATGTAGTCTTGATATTTTCCTGCTGTAGGAGGGTTCATTATAGAAGAAATCATTTTATTCCTAATAGATTCTTAACAATTTTCTCTTGAATCATGAATGGAATACTTACATAAGGATATTCGATAGCAAAAGGACATCCTTCTGCACCCCAACCACCCTTTACTAGAAACTTTTTATATATTGCTAAGTCTTTTTTGTCAGCAACATTAAAGTTACGTTTTGACTTTTGTTTAAGAATAAATGTATGTGTCATAATATAATACTCCTCAATATTTAATAAAAGAAATACTCTGGTGTGAAGATTCATTCGTAACAACGCAGTATTACATGGGGTATACTACGGATTCTCTGAATGTTAACTACTAAGTAGCATCTTCACTCTTTCCCGCATCCAGACACACGAGTAGAAAGGAGAGAATCAACGAAATCAATCTAATATTATAATCTTTTATTTTGTTTGTCAACCACTTTATACAATAACTATAGATACGCCATCACTGTTTGAGATAACTTCTTGTTTTTTATGCCAAGGAAAGTCGTCATTATAAACATTCTTCATGATTTTATTACCTTTTTCGAAGAAAGATTTCTGAACAGAACCCTCATTACCACCTAATCTATAGTTAACAGTATGTTGATTTGTACAAGTAAAGTTTGGAAAGTATTGTTTGATAGCACCGAAGAATTTTCTATCGGCACCCCATTGACCATACCAAGCATGTCCTATTTGAATTGCTACATCTTTTCTTACAGCAAAACATGAAGTGTCTATATGATAAACATTCTCATCAAAGAACGTAGGCCATTTACCAAGTGATTCACAGTTATCTAAACAAACGAATTCACCATCTTCATCATATATGTTTCTAAGAGAAAACACCCATTGATTTGTAGAATTCTCTAGCGTGTCAACAATAGTTTGAACATGTGTTGGTTCAATCCAGTTATCTTCGTCAAGATATACAATCACATCAGCATTTACTAAGAACGAACAAGCGGCATATACTCGATGACCATACCAACCTTTACCAACATTCTCTTCTAGAGCAATTAGTTTTGTTTTTGTATATTCATCTTTATCAGTAACTTCTTGAATGCTATCAAAGTATTGCATACCATCAGCAAAGATATAATGAACAATATCAGTATATGTTTGATTGTTTACGCTCGCAACACATTTTTCTAGATGTTTGCTACCAATAGAAGGAGTGACTACCGCTACTTTCATTCTTTTCTCTCAATATCACTTTCAACGCATTCTTCACCGTATTGAATTTCAATAATTCTACATGGTTCATCAAAAGGATTAATTAGTTGATGCCATTGTTCTTTTGCTACAAAATGAGAATCGTGTTTATCTAATCTCACTGTTGGTAACTTATATTCACCACTAAGTTGCCCTGATACTAATGATTCACCTTCACTGACTAACCAATACTCTGAACGTTTATTATGCTTTTGCATCGATAATTTCTGACCAGGATTAATAGTCAACTCTTTAACTTTAACGCCAGGTGCTTCATGAAGTACTCGATAGTAACCCCATGGCCTGATAGTTTTTGGTGCTTTCCATTCTTCAAGAATCCATGATGATGAATTCATCTTGTTATCACCACCGATACCAAACTTGAATATTAGATTATCATCTTTAACATCCATTTCAGGAATATTAGCTGAAGTTCTATCGCCACCATTTGCAAAGATGATTTGATTTGTTGGAAATAGTTTTCTGACTTGTGTAATAGCATCTTTTGCTGAACCATCAGAATCATCAAACTCAACAACACCCATGACATTTTTTAAACTAGAGACAATCTTTTTTCGCTCAGTATAAGGCATAAAAAAAGCACCCTTCTTGCGAATAAGCCATGCATCGGAGTTTACTCCAACCATAACTCTTCCCAATTCGGATGCTTCTTTAATATATTCAAGATGTCCGGAATGGATTGGGTCAAATCCACCCGTTACAATAACAATTGAATCACTCATTATTAATCTTCCAAGTCACCGATATAAATCTCTGGAAATGCCTCGTGTACTAATTTAGGTGTTAAACCTTTAACTTTAATCTTCTTAGTCAGCAATTCAACTAATAGTTTAGCTTCATCTTTATGTAAAGACTCAAGTACTACTAATAACAATTCTGATTTCTTTTTGTCTGATAGATTTTCAGGACGTTTAGGATGACCTACAACGAATCGATATAATCTTTGCATCTCAGCATCTAGATATGTCATCGATAAACCAGGTGGGTCAAACGAAGGACGATAATCAGGAATAATAACGTCGAATTGAATATTTGGATTAAATGCTCCACTTAAAAATTCAACGAATGGTTTGTTTGCGACTTTTTGTAAGTACGCAATTTTCTCCGCACGTGACGGAAGTGATTCAAACTTATCAAAAATTTCACTATATAATAACTCAGAACTCATTTGCAACCTCTATTAAGTTTTTAAGACGATTTGCAACTAAGTAATTTATAAATTGCATTTTAGTCTTTGGTTTAGTATTCTCATAACTATGTATAACACTTGTTCGAATATCTTCAGGTATTTTACTTAAATCAATCAAACTTTCATTACGTCTGTAGTTTTTAAGTATCTCTTCATTCTCACAAAACACTTCAGGACTCTGATTCAACCAGACAGCAAGCTTTTCTTCGTAAATGGATTTCTGTCTAACTCCGTTTACATATGAATCATCGGCTGATAATATGTTTGGAATACCATCACCTTTATCACCACGAATAATTAATTCTTTAAGATGATTAAGTGGATTACTATCTTTAATTTCTTTTTTCAGAATAGGTGAATATTGCTCAACATTCTTCATCGCTTGAAGTTGAACAAAGTCTTTATCCGAAGAAAGAATCATAATCTTTTCATAGGGTGATTGTCTCACACATAAAGTAGCAATAATATCATCAGCTTCTACAGTATCAATTTCTAATACTTTATAATGAGAATACTTGATAAGTTCTTCTTTGATTACTTCTAAACACTTGAAAATTTCTTCCCAATTCAATCCAGAAGCCTGTCTAGTTTTCTTACGTGAAGCTTTGTAGTGTGGAAATAAAGTTTTGCGCCAATACTTTCTATTGTCACATGCAATAATAACCTCTGGTCCGTGAGTAGCTTTATACTTCTTAACATATGTTCTAAGTGTATTAAGTACTAAATGACGAGCCAAATCAATACTGATATCTTTATCACTTTCAGCTAACTCTTTTAAACTAGAGATAACTACTTGATTGAAATCAAATATAATCATTATTCTTCCAATACAGCTACAATAAATTCTTCTTTAACGAACCAGTATTTACCTGCTCGTGCTGATTTTGACCAATCAACAATCAATCTATCACCGACAGATACATGTTCTACATCAGGTCCAATAGAGATAACTCGACCTTCAGTCTGAGCATCTTTATCCACTGAAGTCAACACGATACCGCTTGATGTTGTTGACTCTTTAGCAATTTGTTCTACTAATACGTTATTCTTTAATGGTCTAATATTCATTATTTCATCCTCATAAAATTCTCAACAGTATCGTATCAGTATTAATACGACCGGTCAATGTTGCTTCTTTAGTTGTTAAATCGGTAAGTACGTTTCTAAGATAAACTTTGCCTTCTTTGATGACTTTTGGAACAACTTCATCAGGCTTTCTTAGAGTCTTAGTAATAGATTTTGCTTCTGAAAAGTTTAGTATCGTACTTCCTTTTACTGATAATCCACTTGCATCTTCGGCAACATATACACCTAACTTTTTAGTTTTAGTGTTATATACCCATAACTGCTGAGAACCAATAATTTTCTTAGGGTCTTCAGACTTCAATCCTGCAGGAGGATATTCTTTTTGATAAAACATTTTAGCCACTAATTGCTCAGGTGACTTTTGTTTTCTCTTTCTTGGCTTCCTAGACTTAGTAGCAGTCTCTAAGAATTTCATAATATCAACAATAATGTTGTCGCAAAATGAGACTACTTTCTTTAATTGTGATTTAGTATAACATGACCAAGCTTCAATCAATTGTTCATCTTCAGTGTTTAATGCTTCATCAAACTGTGCTCTACGTTTCTTGAATGTTTCTAGCAATCTATTTGCATGAATACCTTTGACCTTATCTTGCATAATTGCATAAGGTGAAGGTGTTATCTTGAAGTCGCTGGAGATATATGTATCAATTGCACCTTCTAGTTCACCTGCAATTTCTGATACTTTTTCATTAATTCTATCTTGAATAGACACCACATTAGTAGGCTCATCAATTTGAATTTGTTTTCTTTCAGGTACATAAGACTTTAGAACATTAAGTCTCTCATCAAACCATACTTGATTCTTTGCGTTTAGAATTAAACCTCTGTCTAACATTCGACATATGAAACCAAACGTGGTTGATTGATTGTTGATTGCTTCGGCTGAAGCTTTAATATGATGCTTCTTAGCATAGTCGACGATTGCTTTATAAGCAAACTTACTATCTCTATTCTGAGTATACCATGTTAATGCTTGTGCTAATTCAATTTTTGAAACTTCAGTTAATTGTGTGAATCTAGGTTCACCGCCATTCGACTTTATCTCGAGTTCTTCAAGCGTCTGACGTTTTGTTGCCATTTAATAATTCCTCAAAAGAGTATCTTGCATAATTTAGTAGCATGATACCGTTATCTGTTTCACCGTGTAATTTACTTATATGGACAGCTTCTGCCATTGCAGGCTCTTCATGCTTGAATATAAAACAATCTCCAAACATTTGCAAGAGTATTTCTCTATTCATCTCGAAGTTATTTGTTAAATCATCATATCGACCAAACAAGTTGGTATATTGATTTGAGTAAGCAACTCGAAGTCCATCTTTAGTTATTAGTATATATATTCCTGTTTCCATTTGATTTTTCTTAATTTATTCGTATTCGAGAAAATATTAACATAAATAAGTATATTAGTCAACTATAGATTGAGATATTAATATGGAACAATTCTTTAAATTAGTCGCAGACGTTGGATTTCCTATAGCGGCCGCATGTGGTGCTGGATACTTTGTATTCTTAACACTTAAGTTTATTCTTGAAGGTGTTACAGGTGGTGTTAAAAGTATGGCAGGAATTATTATTGCACTTGATAAACGAGTAGCAACTATGAACCACGACGTACTACGTATCGATACTAAAGTAAGTCATGCATTAGGTATTCCACCTGATTTAGATAGAATATCACGAGCAGAACAATCTGACGCTAGACGAGACTAATATGGATATAGTAGAATTAATTAATAAATACGGGTTCCCAATTGTTGCCGCTGGTGGTCTAGGTTACTTTGTTTACTACGTTTGGAAATGGGTAACTGAAGAAATTGAACCAGTTATTGGAGATTCTAAAAAAGTTTTGGTTGATTTGATTGACCGTATCAGAATGCTTGATAATGATTTAATCAGATTAACACAGAAAGTTAATACATTCTTAGCCATTGAAGATGCTAAGAAAAGGGATAGGAATAATAAGCAATAGAATCTTATCAAGGGGTAACACCGAGATTCTACAAGTTGTCAAGTAGTTTGTCAAGAGAAATTTAAAAATATTGTAAATAATTAGTAACATCATGGTTTAGTTGATTGATTTGAATTACGGAACTGAGCCAAAATGAAAATATTAATATTTGCTATATGTCTATTACTATGTGGTAGTGCATATGCTACCGAATTAGTGCACGAGTTTTTTTCACCAGCCTTTTCAGGTAATGGTTATTCAACTCATATATTAACCATTGAGCAAATTGAGTCTCAGCGTAAACAAAAAATTAAAGATGAACAGAAAGCGGCTGAGACTAAAGCTGAATTAGCCGCTAAACAAACAAATCTTGCTAAGTTTTTAGTGAATGTTGAGTCTAGAATATATGCTCAATTATCTAAGCAACTTGCAGATGAAATGTTTGCCGAAGGTGGTGCTGATTCCGGTGAAATGAATTTTCAAGGAACTAACATATCATGGTACAAAACAGGAAGTGATGTAACCTTAACTATTCTTGAAGATAACGGTAATAGAACCGAAGTTACTGTGCCGATAGCAGGATTCTCATTTTAATGATTCGTTTATTGATACTAATATTCGTTTTGTCAGGATGTGCTAACGTTCATATGAATGCGGCAAAAGAAGAACCTGTCAAGATAGAAGCTAGAAAAAAGATTGTTGATGCTTTACCTGAATTGGATGGACCACCGATTCCTATCGCAGTGTATTCGTTCGCAGATAAGACAGGTCAAAAGAAGTCATCAGATAATCTGGCATTGTTTAGTACCGCAGTAACGCAAGGTGCAGAAGTGTTTCTAATCAAAGCGTTACAAGATAGTAAGAATTGGTTTAAAGTAGTAGAAAGGGTGGGACTTGATAATCTTATTAAAGAAAGACAGTTGATAAGAAATCAAAGAGAAGTATATGAAGGTAAAGAAGCAAAGCCATTAAAACCAATGATGGTTGCTGGTGTAATGATAGAAGGAGGTATCATTGGATATGATACTAACATCAGGTCAGGTGGTAATGGTGCTAGATTATTAGGTATTGGTGTTTCACAGCAATATAGAGTAGATGAAATTGTAATCTCTATTAGATTGGTGAATGTCAATTCGGGTGAAGTAATGTTAACTAACGCAGTATCCAAAACGATTTACAGTACTCAACATAACTTAGGTATCATGAAGTTTGTTGATTCAGGTACTAAGTCGATTGAGTTTGAAAATGGAGTTGCACTTAATGAACCTACTACATTCGCAGTAAGAGTTGCGATTGAACAAGCGGTTTATGAATTGATAATAGATGGAGAAAAGAAAGGTTATTGGAAATTTAAAAAGGAAAAACAGCAATGAAAAAAATAGCATTAATCTTTATGATGATAATGCTTAGTAATGTATATGCCGCAGAAATTTATATTGAACAGTCAGGAAGTAGTTCTACTGTCAATATAAATCAAGAAGGTATAGGTAATATTGTAGGTGATTCACTGAATCCGCTTTATATTGGCGGTGGTTCGAATAACGTTGATATCGACCAAATCGGTGATAATAACAACCTTCAAGGTGTTGTAAATGGTGCAGGAACAGCAACCACAGTAACAACTAATGGTTCAGGTAATATTCAAATTATTAATTGTGGTACAACAACATCAGCAGGATGTTCATCATCAGTAATCAAACAAGTAGTTACTGGAAGTGATAACACTATAACTCAAGATTTAGGTACTGGTGCTAATCATAACAGTGAGATTACGATTACTGGAAGTGATAACGCAGTGACTCATACTAGCACAAATGCTGGTGCAAGTACTGTAGATATTTCAGTGAGTGGTAATCAAAATACTGTGGGAGTAACACAAAGTGGACTTACAGCGAAAACTGTATCAGTTAGTTCTACTGGTAATAGCAATAATATTACTATCAACCAGTCAGAATAGTTATTCAGCAATCGGTAAAGTTTCAGAACAAACAGGTCCTACCGAGATTGTCCGACAAAGCAAATCAATAGAGAGTAAATTAAACTCTTCTATTGAGATGCTTGACACTGTGGTAACCGCAAAGTCTAAAGTGTTACTAACGTTCGAAGATGATACAACAGTTAAGATTACTGAACAATCTAAATTAATTATCGATGATTTTGTTTATGATAATAAAAAAGGTGCTGGTAAATTAGCATTAAAAGTTGCTTTGGGTACGGCAAGATATGCTTCAGGACAGATAGCTAAGAGTAACCCACAATCAGTTAACATACAGACACCAACAGCAACAATTGCAGTTCGTGGTACTGATTTTAGTATGACTGTAGATGAATTAGGTAGAAGTTTGGTGATGCTTTTACCTTCTTGTGATAAGAAAGCGTGTGTAACAGGTGCTATTGAAGTGAGTACCGATGCAGGTTCTGTTTTTATGAATCAAGCATATCAAACAACTGTAGTTGCTACACGAGACCAAGCACCAACTAAGCCTGTGATTGTTAATATAGACCAGGCAAATATTAATAACTTGTTGATTGTTGCACCTCCAAAACAAGTAGAAGAACAAAAGATACAGCAAGATAATAAAACTGTATTAGATTATAACTTTTTAGATAGAGATTTATTAGAGTATAACAAACTAGATGAAGATGAATTAAAAAGGTTTAGTTTACTTGATATGAATTTTTTATCTTTTGATTTGTTACCAAATATTTTGGATGAATCGAATAGGTCATTAGCGGCAAGTCAAGAAGCAATGCTAGAAGAAAAAACTTTGCTTCCTGGATATAATGAAGCATCAGGATTGAAATATGGTATAGATGAAAATGGTAAGTTGATTTTAACAAAGATTGCTAATCATACTGCACAAGTGACAGTTGATAAAGAGCATGATGTGATTGTTAGTATTACGCAGGATAGTTCACCACTGATACAAAAAGTGAATGGTGGTGGAACAACAACAATTAACATTAATCAGAAATAGGAGTAAAAATGCTAAAGCAATCTTTATTAACAGTGGCATTAATCGGTGTGTTTGGTACAGTTCAATCAGCACCTTTAGTATTAGAAGGCGATTACATCAAAATTGGTGTAAACGAAGTAGGTACATTAGGTTCTAATGGTAATACATCACCTGGTGTTCTATATGATAACACCGGCACAGGAACATTCAACACAGCATATGACTACTTAACTCCTGGTTCACCATTCGAAGGATGGACTGTTCAATATAATGGAACAGAATCAGTGATGAATAACAATGCTCAATGGTCATCACCACAAATGACAGGTACACTAACAAGTTACAATGGTGTTGCTTACAATGGTACAACATTCGACAATCGAGCAGTTTGGGAAGGTACTTCAGTAAACTTTGATTTGTTACATGATGTTCGCTTCAATGATAATCAAAAGTTTGTGGATATTACATCAATATTGACAGCTAAAGTTGCAATGACTGATTTATACTTCGCAAGATATACAGACCCTGACGCACGTGCGGCCGCTGGTGACAGTTCTGCTACAACAAACACATTAGGATTCTCACCTATTCCAGTAACTCAAGTTGTATTTTCTGAAGCTTTAGTATCTAGATATGCACTTGGTTTATACTCAGCGGCACCTAACGTAGGCGCAGGTGTTAGTTCAGGTTGGTCAACAGACGCAACAACATATTACACCGGTGCAAATGATGGTAATGGTGACTATACGATAGGTTTAGGCTTCCACGTACCAACAGTAGCAATTGGTGACATCGTTACCTTTAATTATGCATACATCTTTGGACCTAGCACATTATCTGCTGGTTCTACTGCTGTTACTTCAGGTGCTGGTGGTGGCGTTCCTGGTGAAGTTCCTGGTTGTGTGTCTGATTGTACATTACCACCTGACCCTAGTTCAACTCCTACATTAGTATCAACAGACGTTGAGTTATCTAGTGTATCTGTAGTTCATAGAGGTGATACTGATACTGCAATCGAATACGACTATGCAACATCAAAAGGTTCTAAAGTATTAGCTGTAAATCAAACTACAACTACAACTTTAACAACTCCAGTAACAACTACAGTAGCTTCTACTTCAACTACAGTTGAAACATATAGTGATTCATCAGTAGTTCGTACAGTTGGTGCAACTACAACGACATCAAGTACAGTTAATGACGTAACAGAATCAGAATATGATACTGCATTCTCAACAAGAATTGACCAATTTGATAGATTGTCAGCATCAAATGAAATGTACAATAGACAGTTAAATAGTAATATCATGGATAGATTTGTAGCAGGTCAAACTGGTGCTTATTTAAACATCGATAGTCAAACTAGCAATACACAAGATACCTATAAACAAAAAGCAAATCGTTTTGGTGTTGGAGTAGACAAGTCTATTACTGATAATTTGAATGTAGGTTTTCAATACAATAACATTTCATCAAGATTATCTGGAACTAATGCAGGTGGACGTTTAGATAAAAATCATGTTGGTGCATATGCTGTATACACTAAAAACAATTGGGTGTTTGTAAACGATATTGGTTTCTCATATAACGATTACAAAACAAATCACAGTTTACCTGAATTGAATGCAACAAATAGTTCAAGTGCTAATGGATATGACTTATGGGTTAGCGGTAGAGCATATACTCCATCACTAAAAGGATTCAGACCATATGCTGGTATTAGAATTGAAAACAACAACTTAGATTCAGCTAAAGATAAAGGTACTGAATTGACTGCTGTTAGTTATAGTAAAATTAATTCAACAAATACAACAGGTGAATATGGTATCAGATACGATTATCAATACAAAAAAGTTAACTTGTTAGCTGAAGTTGGTTCTAATTCTGATAATATCAAACTATACAAAGCAGGTATTAACTTTATTCCAAATGAAAAAGTTATTGGTGGTGTATCATTTACGCAACAAGAATATGATAATATCAAGAATGATGTGATTTCAGCTAATATAAAAGTTAATTTCTAATTTTTAACGACTAAATAAGTAATCATGAAAAAATTACTTAATCCATGGTTAGCGTTAATAACGTTAACTTTATTAGTAGTAATCAGATTGGCAGACTTCAGTTTTATCGAGTCTGTCAGATTGCGATATTTTGACACATTAATTACAAGTGAATCTGTAAAGGTTTCTGAACAAATTCACGTTGTAAATATAGATGATAAGTCCATAGAAAAGTATGGACAATTT